AAGGGTCTGGTCACAGCCGCGGTCAACCAAAATTATCTGACTGGGATCACGTCAGGCCAGGTTACCGGAGCGCTTGGCTACACGCCGCTGAGCCCGGCCAACAATCTGTCCGATGTTGCCAATGCGGCTACAGCCCGGACCAATCTTGCCGCTGCTGCCCTGGTTTCCCCTACTTTTACCGGGACGCCAGCGGCACCGACCGCTGCGCCCGCCACCAATACCACCCAGTTAGCGACGACCGCGTTTGTCCAGGCGGCTCTACCCTCGACCACCAGAACGGTATCGTGGCTGGCTGGAGCCAACCCGGCCGGGGGCGTGTTGTTGCTAGCTGATCGGCCAATGACCATTACCGCCATCACCGGGGTGGTTGAGGCTGCGGCGGGGGCTGCCGCCACTGTTACCTTGGTAAAGGCAGGGTCTGGGGTGGCACTGAGCGCGGGTGTATTGGTCACTCCGAATGGCGCGTTTAATGCCAACGGCACGGTGGGCAATTATCAGAATTTGTCGATCAGTGTTTCGAGTTTAGCGGCAGGCGAGCGGCTCGGGCTGATCTCGACTGGGGGGTTTTCCACCTCGGCCGGCAACATCTCGGTCACCGTGCAATGATCCTGCTCAATGCAGGAGCGCCCGGCTGGTCGCTGGTTGCGCACGCCGGGGTTGCCGGCACCACCGCTGCATTCACGGTTACTCCGGCACTGAATACCACCGGGGCTAATCTCGTTGTCGCGGTCAGCGGCTTTTATTCGGGGGCTAGCCCTTCTGCGTTTAGCGACAGCAAGGGCAACGTTTGGACGGGGGTAATCGGGCCGCTCGCCGGGGCTTCAAGCTGTACGCACGTCGTCTCCTTTGCGATCGCTCCGGTGGTTGGTTCCGGGCATACATTTACCATTTCCGGCACCGGGTCGTCTTATGCCGGGCTCGTCGTCGCGGCTTTCAAAAACAGCCTTACGCTGTCTCTCGATCAGGTCAACTCCAATGCTAATGCCACGCAGGCGGGAGCAATTACGCCGAGTTCGGCCAATCAATTGATCGTCGCCACGTTCGCCCAAACGGTAGCGGCTGTTCCGGTTACCATCGGCAGTTCGTTTATCATTACGGACAACATCGTGGCGGTCGGCGCCACGACTTACGGCGCCACAGCAGCTTATTTGTTCCAAGCGGCGGCCGCCGCGGTCAATCCAGCCTGGTCGGAGACTGGACCCTGCGGGCTAATCTCGTTCAAGGCTTCGTGAAGCCTGCCCTAAAAATAGGGAGTTTTTGAATGGCTGACGATCTGTTGCTTGCCCAATACCCCAAACAGCAGACGGTGCGCGACCGCAATTTCTCGGCGCTGGTCATTTGGTCAAATGCGATCGCGGCGCAGCCGATACCGCCGGACAAGCCGCCCCCGGATGTCGTTCGTCAGCGCATCGTCGCCGAGCGCATCCCGATACAGACTGATATCTATGTCACTCGCACAATGTCATACTTTATGCAGGACGGGACGACGCAGGTAAATATTCGGCAATTTCTGTCACAATGGAACGATGACGCGACCGAAGTGTCGCTCAGCGCGCAACTCGCCTCTGTCATCGCGGCGTTTATGCCGCGGTTTGCGCTGACCGATATCAGCGATGCCGATGTTGAGGCGTGGTTTACCGCCAATGGCTTTGTCTGAAGCGCAAAGGGGCGCGTGAATTAAATGCACGACCGAGACCGGGCCATTGAGCTTGCGCGCAGGATCTTGCGCGAGGGAGACCTGGGTACGGCGATGATGCCTGCCGAGGCGATGCTACTCGCTCGCGAGCTGCTGCGCTCGCTGGGGCTGTACCGCTCTCCTCCGCCGAGCTGAAGATGACCGTAGACGTCAGGGTGGTGATCCATAGGACGCCGGAGATCCTGCGGGCGATCGACGAAATGACCAAGACCCGCGTGATGGTCGGAATACCGGCTGCGAAGAAGGACCGCAAAGAAAAGACGCCCGCGAACAATGCGCTGATCGGCTACGTGCATGAGCATGGCAGCCCGGCCAAGCACATCCCGCCCCGCCCGTGGCTGCGGCCGGGGGTGAAAAACGCGGTGCCAAGCGTCATACGAGCGCTCAAGGTGCTCGGCAAGGCGTCCCTCGCCGGGGATAAGGTGGCGGTCGACCAGGGCTACCATGCTGTCGGCCTGCTGCTGCAGAACGCGGTGCGCGCCAAGATCTCGAGCAACATTCAGCCGCCGCTCGCGGCATCGACCATTAGAAATAGGCGCCGCCGCAGCGCTGGGAGCAAGTATCGGCGCAAGGCAACAACTGCGGCCGATACTAGAACCCTGGTCGACACGGGCCAATTGAGAAATGCAATTACATATATTGTACGGAAGGTGCCTTGAGAAGTGTGATCACGTGCGTTATACGGAGGCGATGAGCAGAACCGTAGACGAAGCGCGTCTTGCCAACGCCGAAGCACAAAAGCGATATAGAGAGAGAAGAAAAAGTCTCGGCATTCAAGAAACCGACACCGAGAGAGAAGGTAGGCTGGTAATCCAGCGCAGATATGAAGCCCGTCGGCTAGCAGAAGATCCAGAGGGGTTTCGGCAAGATAAAGCGGTCCGGGTCGCCTCATATCGAAAACGTCACCCTGATCGAGCGAAAGCCGCGACGAAAGCTTGGCGAACAGCAAACAGGGACCGCGTCAATGCCAGCCGTCGTCGCTGGAGAGCCCGCAATCTACTGCATGTAATATTCCTAGAGGCGAAGAGCCGCGCCAAAAAGCGAGGCGTAGAATTTAGTATAGAAGAAAACGATATCCCGCCAATGGGAGATAGGTGTCCCCTTTTGGGGCATCCATTTCAACTCGATTCCCCAAAGCTGGCATTCTCACCGTCGTTGGATCGAATAGACCCCCGGCTGGGATACATAAAAGGCAATATTTGGATCGTCGGGTACAGGGCAAATCTTGTGAAAAATGACGGAACCGCGGAAGAACATGAAATGATCGCGGCGGCCATGAAAGAGGCCTTGCGCTAACCAGTGACTGAAGGGGATTTGGGAATGGCATCACACTGGGACATCTTTGCCTTTGATGATCTGAGCAACTATTACTCATCACCAGTACTGCTCGATTCCGTATTGCCTGCCGACGTCGTTTTCGTGGGATCCGCCAACATGCCGGAGCAGGATGCTTTGGTGATCGGCGGAGCCGTGGATTTCTCTAAGCGCATCGACGTGACCGACATCGCGCCGGCGGGGACATTCGACGCCGTCTCGAGTGCCGCCTCGGATACCGCGACGCAGTGCAAGTTTGGCGTCAGAGATCCAAGTGGCGCGGAGCAAACGGTGACGGTCACTTTGACCGGGACAACGCCAGTCGTCAGCGCTCAATCTTCCGAGAGACTGCTCTACGGCATGCTGTCGGGCGCATCGGCGAACGGTCCTTCCACGCCACCAACCGGAACCCCGGCGACTGGTGACGTGGCGCTTTTTGCTCATACTCGGGTTATCGCCACGCACACCACCCGCGGCGCCTCGAATTCAACCCCGTCGGTGCCGGCGTTGCTGCAACTGCAGACCGGCGATGGAGCTGGCGTGGCTGCCGGTCAAATCGTGCGAATTCTCAACAACACGCCGGCGGGCGTGCAATTTCAATTGCGCCGCATGATCGCGGTCACCGGGTATGGGGCCGACACGGTGGCGGTCAATCGCGATTGGAGCACAGTGCCGACCAACGCGACGACATATGAAATTCTGCAGGGCGCGCTTTTCGACCTGTTGCCGAACGCAGTCACGACAGTGTTGCGGCTGTTCGAAAGGACGGCGGCGGACGTTCCAACAGGAGTTGGCCGTCTCTATTATGAAAAAATCTTCGTCGTGAACAACAACACCGGGATCACGCTTACTCAGGCGCAAGCCGAGGTGGCGCTGGAAATCCCCACGTTGCCGAGTGGCGTGCTCCTGGATGCTGCACTGACCACCGCGCTGAACGATACCGGCACCGTCGTAAACCGGCAGACTGCTCCAGCCGCCGGGATCGGCGCGTTTGTCACGCAACCGGCCTTCATCAACATACCGGCTCCGGGGAATCTGCCGGCAGGAGCTGCGCCAAATGCAGCGGGCGCTCAAGGAATATGGTTGCGTTATACCCTGCCGGCCGGCTCTGCTTCCTATAAGGGCGCGGTCAACTATCGCGCCCAAGGGGTGACCACTTAATTACCGGCGTTTTAGTCAAGGCTGATGGCCGTTTTCCGCCGCCGCGCGGCCACGGGGCTCACTCGGCGCGTATTTTCGGGACCTGTCGGCACCTTACTGCAGGCGGATTGCTTTGCTACCATAGAAACAACCGGCCGCTCCCTGCAGGCGAATTGCTTCGGTACCATAGAATCGCTAGTGGGGCCACCCCATGGGGTTGCGCGCCTGGTGCGGCATTGGACCGAGAGCGGCTTTATCCGGCGGCTGTTTGCGCCAGTATTCAATTTGGAAGCACTGTGCGTTGGGGCGGCCGAAAATCAAAGTAGCCCCAGTGCGTACTGCTACGGAGTTGTTGAAGCCCTGCTGAGCACATCCGTGGATGCGTTCGGCCTTGTGGAGCAGCCTTCATCGGCCCGGGGGGATGGATTTGCGGTAGCGGAAAACCTAAGCGTGCCTGGCGTCAACGTGTACGCAGCGGCTGAGAATGTCAGGCTATTCTCGCTGGATGTGTTCGCCCAGGCTGAAGCGGGGAGGATCGGCCAGACCACCGGCCTGTGGGCGATGGAATCGCAGGCTCTGGCAAGGAGCGACGGCGCTGGTTTGCTGGAAAGCCTAGGGGTCGGAAGAGGAGATGGATTTGGCACGCTAGAACTTTCAAGTCAATCGGCCGCCGCTTTATACGCTGGGCTGGGGCTCATTGAAAATAGGGCCGGCATGCCAGCAGCGGTCTGGGGCTTACTGGAAAATACGATACAGACCGTCTCCCTAACCGGCGACAGCTTCGGTGCAATAGAATATCTGGGGCCGACCCAAGCCTCTGCCGCAGGATTGGTAGAAGCGCTCGCCCGCAAAGTAATCGACAGCCTTGGCCTTATAGAGAGCGGTGGGAGTCTCGCGCTGCTGGCCAGCGGCCTTGGGCTTGTAGAGCTGGGGTCGACGATCCCTGGTGGTGCGCTCTCGTTACTGGAGGCGCTCTCTACAACGCGGGGCGATACCCTCGGGCAGACTGAGAGCCTGGGAGCGAGGATAGTTTCTGGTGATGGCCTCGGTCTTGTCGAACTGTTGGCGACGGCCCGCGGCAATGTCATGGGCGTCGTCGAATCGTTGTCCACACCGAGCATGCCGTTGAGCTTGGATGCGTTGGGGCTGATAGAAACCGGCTCTGTGTTCGCGGCATTCAGCAATAGCGTCATCGAAAAGCTGTTCGGCCTTCAGTCTGATAATTTCGGGCTGATCTCTTACACCGGCCAGGTAAGCCTGTTATCCAATGCGTGGGCGCTAGTCGAGGCGCTTGGGCAGAGTAGACTCCAACGCGATGCGCTCGGCCTGATAGAACTAAGCGGCGCGAACATCACGTTCCCGGACGCGCTGGCGGCAATCGAGTCGGGCCTCGGCATGGGGCTTTCCGCGCTGACGGCCGCTGAAAATGCCACGGGACTGTCGGCGATGACCGCCGGGCTGCTGGATGGTCCCTATTTTATCCTCGACAAGACGCGAACGATGCTGTCGGTCGGTCGCGTGCGCGCGATCGTTGCGCCCTATATGAGCCTTGGCGTCGCGGTGCAGCCGTTTGATCCGGTCGCGGCGGGTTCGCTGGACACCTTCGGCTTCGATTTTACGGCCGACATGGGTGGCGCTGCGATAACCTCGACGTCCTGGACGGCGACATTCGACCCGTTGAATACTGCCGCCTATGACGCCACGCCGCAGGCGCGCGTCATCACTGCCTGGCCGGCGACCAGCATCAATGTGGTGAACCCGCTGAGCAACGTCCTGGAGCAGTACAGTGGGGCCTACAGCGTGGCGGCGATCGGTGCCATGCCGGCGTCCGCGATCGGTGGCGTCTACACCTTGACCGCGGTTGTCAACCTGAGCGACACCCGCGTGATTCAGGTCAGCGCCTCGGTATTGTGTGTGGCGAGACAGAGATGAAATGCCAGTAAACGACTCCTCGACCGGCGGACTGCTGGCGCCGGGGCCGGGCGTGTTTACGTACAGCTTCATGCTGGTGACGGATCCGGCGTATTGGGTAAATAGCAGCCCTCCGGACGGTCAGCCGCTTGATAATTTCTTTCAGCAGATGGTCGTGGGGATAACCCAGCTGCCAACCCATCTGGTGCGGCCCCTCTATCAGGACGACCCACCGGAATTGCCGCCGAATAATACGGACTGGATGAACGTGGGGGTCATGTCAAGCACGCTCGATCCGGGCTGGGCGTGGGAATTCTACAACCCGCCGCTGGCGCAGGAGCCGCGCGATGCCGCCGGCAATCCGACCGGGCTAATGACTGAGCGTCACGAAACCTTCGAGCTGTTCTGCGTAAGCTACGGCCCGCATGCCGATTGGTTCGATGGGCTCATCAGGGATGGGTTTGGGGTTAGTCAGAACCAGGCTCTGCTGCTCCTCACCGGCATGGCGCTTGTCCGGGTCGGTGATAGTACCCTGGCACCGGAGTACATCAGGCAGCGTTGGGTGCGTCGGGTAGACCGAAGAGTAACCATCCACCGGGCGATACGGCGGCTTTATCCGATCCTCAACGTCCTCTCCGTGCCTTTGAAGATTGAGGAGAATTAGATGGCTGGTCCCGCTACGCTGCCGGTATCGCGGTTGATCACCGTGAACGTGAACTTGGCGCCGCTGGCGGCGCAGTTCGCGTCGTTCTCTTCATTGCTGGTCGTGACCGACAACCCGGTGTTTAATACCGCGCAAAGGATCTATGGCCCCTACAGCCAGCTTTCCGATATCGCTGGCTTGGTTGGTACGACGGATCCATTGTATTTTGCGGCCGCCCTGTACTTCAGTCAGGTGCCGACCCCGGCGAATTTCTATGCCGGGCGGTGGGCGGCGACGGCAACGCAGGGACTCCTGGAATGCGGGTTCCTTCCTCCGTCTGAGTTGCCGATGTCCAACTGGACGGTCATCACGAATGGCGGCTTTGACGTGTCGGTCGACGGCGGGGCTCCTGCGAACATTATCGGCCTCACCTTCGCGTCACAGACTAATCTCAATGGCGTGGCCGCAGCCATCAACACGGCCCTGGCGTCGCACGGTGCCGGCTGCTTCTGGAATGGCTCGCAATTCATCGTCACCTCGCATTCTTCAGGGCCCGCTTCCTCGGTGAGTTTCTTGACGCCGCCGATCGGCACCGGCGTGCAGGACATCTCCACGATGATGATGGGGACGGCGAGCACGGCGGAACAGGCGGTGCCCGGCCGTGCGCCGGAAACCGCCGTCGCCGCGGTCGCCATACTCGACGGCATCTCGGCCTGGTACGGCTTGATGTTCGCCGCGACGGCCCCGGTGTCGAATAACGATCATCTGGCTGTCGCCCAATATATCCAAGGGTCTGCCAGTGGTGCGACCGATGCTCCGCACATTTACGGGGTCACTACCGAGGACGCGACCAGTCTGTGGAACCCGTCGAACGCGACCGATATAGCAAGCGAGCTCGCGGCTGCGCAGTACACCCGGACATTCTGCATCTACTCGAGCTATAGCGCCGTGGCGGCGGCGGCCGTCTTCGGGATCGCCTTCTCGACGAACTGGCAGAGCTCGAATGCTGCCTACACCTTGATGTATAAGGTCTGTTTTGGCCTCACGGCGGAAAACCTGGGAACTGCCGTGGCCGGCGTCATGGACGCCAAACGCTGCATGTATTTCGCAGCCTACAACAATGACACGTCTATCCTCGGATTCGGCGAAATGTCCGGGCCGGCCTATTTCGATGAAATTCATGGGATAGACTGGCTCGCGAACCAAGTGCAGACCAATATTTTCAATCTGCTCTTCCTGTCGCGCAAGGTGCCGCAGACCGATCCTGGCGAGCACCTGTTTGTTGTTGTCGCCAACGTCGCGCTTGCACAGGGCGTCGTCAACGGGCTGATCGCGCCCGGCCAGTGGAATGCGGCGGGCGTGGGAGCGGTGAATCAGGGTGATCCGTTGCCGACAGGGTATTACGCCTATATACCGCCAGTAGCCACGCAAAGCCAGGCGGACCGAGAAGCGCGCAAGTCTGCGCCGATGACGATCCTGGTAAAGCTAGCAGGCGCTGTGCACACGGTATTTGTTCAGATACTGGTCGAACGGTAACTCTGAGCAAGAAGAGAGAGCAAAATGCCCCAAGCTAATGTGGTTTTCGGCACATACGGGTTCGGAAACATTGTCGCATCTATTTCCGGCCCGGGCGGCACGTTCCCGCTTGGGGCGGGGGCCGGCGCGGCCGAAGAGGGGATCACGATCGAGCCTGATGGCGACAAGGTGACGAAGACGGTCGGCGCCGACGGAGCTGTCATGTACAGCCTGCATTCCGATATGTCGGGGCGGATCGTGATCCGGCTGCAGAAAATATCCCCGACGAACGCTCTCCTCGGGGTGATGTACAATATTCAAATTACCGACTCGGCGCTGACTGGAATTAACACCATCATCGTCACGGACATCGCGCGCGGGGACAACATCTCCCTGCGCGGGTGCGCGTTCTCTCGCCCTCCGACGATCACCTACGGCACCGTGGGGGGCATGATGGAGTGGTCGATGTTCGCCGCGGTCATAGATCGCCTGATGGGCGCTGGCGCGGTCAACGTGACCCCGCCGTAAAGGCAAGCAGCTTCGGCGCCGCCTCGCTCGTCGCCGTTGGGGCCGGATCAGGCCCGTTTCCTCCCAAACTTCAGCGGGGCCGGGAAAACCCGGTCCCGATTTTTTATCGGGAAAGAGCGTGGATGGCAGAAGTTCAACTCGAGGAGCACACCTATCGGACGGGGCGGCTGACGTTGATTCAGCAATGGGAGGTGTTTCGCCGCGCCGGCCCCATCCTGCCGATGCTTAGCTCGGAGTTTCTCGATGGGTACAAGCCGGCACCTGGCGCACGTTGGATAATGAGTGCGGTTAGCGGCTTATTGGCGAGGCTAAATCAGGAGGACGCCGATGTCATCCGGCAGACCGCGCTGTCGGCAGTAGAACGCTTTGATCCGACGGCACAGCGCTGGTTTCCCATTGTCGCGATGAATGGTACGGGCGGGGTGATGTATCAGGACATGGGTCTGCTGACAATGCTGGAGCTCATGGACCGGGTGCTGCAGGAGAACATGGGGAGTTTTTTCGCTCAGCTCCGCGCCGCTTCCGAGCGGGAGTCGACGGCGATGGAGCAGGAGTCCCCTCTCGGCCTGCCGCCGGGTTTACACTGATAGCGATGTCAAACGAGCGTGACTGGCTATTGCGGCCGGTGCGACTCGGTATGTGCCGTTATGAAAGCCTGATCGACGGCAAGCTCGGGCTCGACGACATCGCCGACATGAACGAGGCTCTGGACGTGGCTGAGGAAAACCAGCAGCGCTACATGAACAGCCTCAACGAAAAACGGGACTGAAAGAGACCGTCGTGGCTACTGTCATTGAAGAATTTCTCATCGCGATCGGCATCAAGGTCGATCAACAGGCTTTGCGCCGGATGGAGGAGGCGCTTAAAGGCGTCAAAGGCAGTGTCGGCTCGCTCGCGGCCGAGTTGGGGTTGGCGACATCGGCTTTTGTCACGAGCATGGAAAAGCTCGGCG